GTATCCTCAGATGGATGGTGAGTCTGGTTGGCAAGGTTGTAACTTGACAGAAATCAATGGCGGCATGTGCACCACAGAAGATGACTTTTATCAGGCATGCCGTGCTGGTGCTATTCTTGGCACCCTTCAAGCGGGATACACTGACTTTAAATTTTTAAGTCCTGTATCTAAAAAGATCTTCGATCGTGAGGCACTGCTTGGCGTCTCAATCACAGGATGGATGAATAACCCTAATATTCTTTTCGATACGAAGGTCCTTAAAAAAGGAGCAAACATTGTTAAGAAAGTCAATAAAGAGGTTGCCGCCATTATCGGTATTAATCCTGCTGCTCGGACTACTTGCGTTAAGCCAAGTGGTAATGCATCAGTATTGTTACAAACCGCTAGTGGAATTCATGCGGAGCATTCTCCTCTTTACATAAGAAATATTCAGATGAATAAAGAATCTGAAATCACTCAAGCAATTCAACGATCTAATCCACATATGGTTGAAGAAAGTGTGTGGAGTGCAAACGGTACGGATGTTGTTGTTTCATTCCCTATCGTACCAAAGTTTGGTTCAATGTTTAAAGACGATCTTCTTGGTGTAAAGCATCTTGAGATGGTAAAGAAGGCACAAAAGTATTGGGTTGTTGAAGGAACAAACGAAGAACTATGTGCGGACGAAGGTATCCGTCACAATGTATCAAATACTATTATCGTTGATGACTGGGATGATGTAGAAAAGTATGTTTACGAGAATCGTTACTCGTTCTCAGGTATTTCATTCCTCGCACCAACAGGTGATAAAGACTACAATCAAGCACCAAATACTGGAGTTATCACTGCTGATGAAATGGTCGCTAAATACGACCAAGGAGCAATCTTCGCTTCTGGTATGGTAGTGGACGGAATGAAAGTATTTGATAATCTTTGGAATGCATGTTCAACAGCACAAGGTATGGGTGAAGATTTATCACTCGAGTCTAGTGCAAATAGTGCAAAGAAAGACTGGGTTCGTAGATTCGAACGGTTTGCAGAAAACTATCTTGATGGCGATATGAAGAAAACTGAATATTGCTTGAAGGATGCATATCTACTGCACAAGTGGAATAAAATTCAAAAGAATCTTAAACCTATTAATTGGGCAGACGATTTAACTGAAAAGGTATATACAGACGTTGATACACTTGGCGCAGCAGCATGTGCTGGTGGTGCTTGTGAAATCGATTTCTAACATACCGTCCCCTTGCATAAGGGTATGTAAAATAGAGGACGACCACTGCGAAGGTTGTGGTCGTTCTTCTAACGAAATAAAAGAATGGTTTTACTGTGAAGATCAACGTAAACAGGAGATATTAGAGCAAAGTGGAAAACGAGTATCGGATAGAATGCGAGGAGTGCGATTCGACAACGATTGTACTGGTTGACAACGGAGAAACCCCAATCTTTTGCCCTATGTGCGGAAGAAGACCTGATGTAGAGGATATCACAGACGAAAATGCCTAAACCAAATGAAGACTTTAATCTCACTGTTGAAGAACTTCAATTAATAGAAATGTCTTTGATAGCATTTAGAATAACTCAGGATAATAGAAAAAAAGAAATACAAGATCTTCTTGCTAAGTTTTACCACCAGAAAGTTTGGTATCGCCCAAAAGGCACATACATTTCTGGGTAATATATAGTTGTATGTGGTTATATGAAAATGAAGAATATGATAAGCAACCAGATGACTATCAAGGATTTGTCTATGTCATCACAGAACTTTCTACAGGTAAGAAATATATCGGTAAAAAGAACTTCTGGCGTCCGCACACTTTACCAAAAAATTCAAAGAGAACTCGGCGAGTTAAATCCAGAAGACCCTCCGACTGGAAAGAATATTATGGATCTAGTAAACAACTTGCCGATCTCGTCGAGCAGTCTGGATCCGATAACTACAAACGAGAAATACTCAGACTATGCCACACTAAGGGGGAAATGTCCTACTACGAGGCAAAGTTTCAGTTCGATAATGACGTACTCTTAAGAGACGATTATTATAACGAGTTCATCGGTTGTAAGATACACTCCCGACATATTCCCCAATGGTTGAAAAAATAACTTTACTTTCTTTCTAAAGTATGATATAATATATGCATACACTTAAAGGAGTGAGAATATGGTTATTACCAACAAAATATTGTTTTTCGAAGAATTCAAACTGACACCCAATAAGAAAAAGTATTATTGGTTGATTGACAATCGTAAACGTATTGAAAAGAGCGGTCTCAATATTAAAATTGACCGACTATTAGGTGAATGGGAGTTCGCCACATGATTATCGTTGATTATAGCGGACTTGCGATCGCGACTATCGTAGTCAATAAAGTAGATGATGAAAACTTACTCAGGCATATGATCCTGAATAGTTTACGTCAATATCGTGTAAAATATAAAAAGGACTTCGGTGAACTTGTACTTGCTATTGATGGTAAGAACAACTGGCGTCGTGGTTACTATCCCCAGTATAAGGCGAATCGTAAAAAGAAACGCGAAGAAGATACTTTCGACTGGGCAAAAGCATTCTCTATTATGCACGATATAAAAGAAGAGATCTTAGCAAACTTCCCATACAAAGTCATTGAAGTTGACGAGTGTGAAGCAGATGACATCATCGGTGAACTATGTGCCAACACTCAAGAGTTTGGTCAATATGAAGATGTAATGATTATCTCTGCTGATAAGGATTTCTTACAACTACAACGTTATCCTAATGTGCGTCAATATTCACCTTTACTCAAGAAAGAGTACAAAGAAGATGCACCTCTGGTTGGTCTAATGGAAAAGATTATGACTGGCGATGCTGGTGATGGTGTTCCTAATGTATTGTCAGATGATGATGTATTCGTTGAAGGTCGTAGGCAAACACCCCTTTCTAAGAAAAAGAAAGAAGCAATCAAAGAAGATCTAGCAGAAGGTGAATTACTTTATGCTGCTTCTTGGTATCGTAATTATCAGAGAAACGAAACATTGATCGACTTGACCAAAACTCCTGATCGTTTGAAAAAACAAATTATCGAAAAATATAATTCTCAGGATCAGTGGCATAACAAAGGTCTAGTATTTCCCTATCTTATAAATAAAAATATGAAAATGTTGATCGAATCAGTAGAGGAATTTATAAACTGATGAAAAAGTATGTATTTGAGGTGCTAGAAGAAGTAGCATCAAAAAAGAAGAAAGACGAAAAGATACAAGTCCTTAAACAAAATGCCTCTTGGGCACTCAAAGATATTATTAGAGGATCTTTTGATTCTAAGGTATCTTGGAACCTGCCCGAAGGTGCTCCACCCTATACTGCCGCAGAAGAGCATAACCATGCAACAGATTTGCATAGGGATTATAAGCAATTCGCTTGGTTCGTAAAAGGTGGTAAAGGTGAAAGTTTGCCTGCATTTAAACGTGAAAGGATCTTTATCGGTATTCTAGAAAGTGTACACCCAAAAGATGCAAAGTTGGTTATCGATATGATCAACAAAGAAGCACCCAAAGGTGTTACACGAAAACTCGTAGAGGAGGCATTTCCTGGTCTGCTCAAAGACTAAGATTGTTTCAAATATTAACTTCAACACACTAGCAGTGTGCACGTTTCGTGTACGCTGTTTTTTAATAGGAAAAAATCATCAATGGTATATTCTCAAATCGAACGTCTTAAAAAAGATTCAAACGATCTCGACATCTATGCTAAGAAACTACAAAAGCGTGGTCACTTTGATAGAGCAAAGAAAATACTCCAGAAACGAGATTTCGTGAATAAGATGCTAGAGAAACGAATGCCAATCACCGCATAAATTTAATTAATATAAAAATTTAGTGGCTTTACTAAACTCTGTTTTTATGATATAATAAGTAATACGTTAAGGCAGAGTGGAGTATCCAAATTATGAATATATTTGTATTAGACAGTGACCCAGTGGTTTCTGCACAAATGATGTGTGACAAACATATACCAAAGATGATTGTTGAGAGCGGTCAAATGCTTTCTACTACTCATCGCATGCTTGATGGTAAACTTACTAGGAAACGATCTAAGTCTGGTAAGACCATGGTCAAATACTGGGATCTATATGAAGGTTCCGATGACTTGGAAGCAGAGTTACTATACTATAAAGCAGTACACACTGCACACCCTTGTACCGTTTGGTCTATGCAGTCAAGCGACAATTATCGTTGGCACTGGGAGCATATGCGTGCATTGTGTGATGAATATACATATAGATATAGTAAGACGCATAAAACGCATCGAGAATTATTATATGCTATCGAAGCATTACCAAGAAATATACCAAAGGGTGGATTGACTCCTTTCGCTCAGGCAATGAAACAATATCCTGAATGTATAGTTCCTGGTAATGCAGTTCAAGCATACCAAAATTATTATCACGCAGCGAAACCTTTTGCTAAATGGGAAAGGGGTCGTTCTGCTCCAACTTGGTGGAAAGGATATCAAGGTGCCAAAATACACGCTTAAACGCATTTCTACAGAAGAAGAATGGGACGTAGTATGCCCATTTGATGATCTTGCTAGAATGTTAGAAGATGACGACATTGTTAAAGTTTTATCTACACCATCTTTTGCAGGTAATACTGTTTCAAATCTAAGACGTGCTGGCGGTGAATGGCAAGACCTATTAGGTGGAATTAAAAAGGCATCTGGGAAAGATAACACTATAAAGACATGAGACGTAATAAGAAAAGACATTATAAAGATTATATCACTGCTCGTATCGCTCAACTCAGAGATGATGCATTGAGAGCATCAGATCCACACGATCGTACATGGTATTATAGGTTGATAATGGAACTTAAATGGGTACACGACTATCATGAGTAAAGCGACAGTAAAATATGAAGATCTTTTCGACTGCAGTCCAGAAACGGATAACCAACAAAAAGCATTTAACGCATGGGATGATGGAGAAAATCTCGTCCTTGCTGGTTCTGCTGGTACTGGTAAAACTTTTGTTGCGTTATACTTGGCATTGGAAACGGTTCTCGAGCGAGAGACGCCTTATGATAAGTGTATTATTGTCAGGTCGGTAGTTCCTACTCGAGATATGGGATATTTGCCAGGAACGGTTGAAGAAAAGAAAGAAGTATTTGAAACACCTTATAAAGCAATATGCAATGAGTTGTTTAGCGATAATGCTTCATATAATAAGTTAATAAATAGTCATCAGTTGGAGTTTACAACAACGTCATTCATTCGGGGACTGACGATTGATAACTCTATCATTGTCGTGGATGAGATGCAAAATTTAAACTTCCACGAACTTGATTCTGTTATCACACGTGTGGGTAACAATTGCAGAATCATATTTAGTGGGGACTATCACCAGTCTGACTTCAAAGATGAATCAGAACGTGATGGGATCCAAAGATTTTTACGAATCATAGAACAACTGAAAAATTTTAGTGTGATAACATTTGGTTGGGAAGATATTGTAAGATCAGACTTTCTTCGAGATTATATTATGACGAAGGAAATACTAGGAATGAAATAATGTTCAATTTTAAAAATATTGCAGCAGGAATAATTATCGGAACGTTCGCTTTTTTTCTCACAGAAGCATTCGCAAATGAGACATGGGAAAAATCAATCATGATTTGTGATTCAAACATGGATGATATGGTTGAGTTTTATATTGAAGAAGAACTTGTACCAATTATGGCAGGTACGGGAAAAGCACTTTATGAAGGTGGTGAAACTGGCGAAGATATCGTTACCTTTGTCATGCAAGATCCAGACGGTAAGTTTGCAATGATACGTTATTATCGTAATCCGAAACGTGCTTGTTTGCTAGGTGTAGGGTCACGAACTATTTATGATGCGGAAGCAATGAGTAAAATGTTAGGATTGTATACAGAATGAAATGGTTTGTTGTTGCATTAATGTTTAACATTGAACCGAACCAAGAGGGAACGGATATTTACGCATTTACTAAATATCCATTTCCAGATGAAGTAATGTGCAGGGGGTTTCTATCTAAAAATAGAACTCTTGCATCAAACATTGCATCAGATCAATATGATGGCAGACACGTAAAACACGTGGTCTGTGTGAATGAAATTAAGTTAATGAGTTGGATTAATGGTGAACAGAGTATTTGAACATGAAGAAATTGATATCGGATATACAGATTTGGTTGCAGACACAGGGGAGACTGGTCGCGTATATACTGCTCCTGATGGTTCTAATTATCCTAGTGTAACAACAGTATTAAGTATCCTCAGTGAAGATTCTATACGAGCATGGCGAGCAAGAGTTGGGGAAGACGTTGCTAATCAGATCGGTCATAGAGCTAGCAATCGCGGTTCTGCTGTACATAGTATTATAGAAAGTTATTTGAAAAATGAAGATACAACAGACTATCTCCCACATGTTAGGCAGTCTTTACAAAATCTGCGGTCAATTCTTGATAAATCTATCGGGAAAATCTTTGGTCTCGAAGTTGCTCTTTTTAGTCGCCATCTTGGTTTGGCTGGTCGTTGTGACTGTATAGCGGAGTTTGATGGTGTCCCGTCAATTATCGATTTCAAAACATCTAAGCGAATTAAGAAGAAGGAGAACATTTCCAGTTACTTCGCCCAGATGTCTGCGTATGCAATTATGTTTGAAGAACGTACTGGTATTCCTATTACGAACACGGTGATTGTAATGGACGTTGATAATGAACATCCCCTCCTATTTAAAGAACATAGAGATAATTATGTTCCCCTCCTCCTAGATACCAAAAAAGAATATGACAGAAGGAAACTTTTTTCGTAAAAAAAAGAAATAAAACGAAAAAAAAGCTTTACTATTCCTCAAAAGTATGATATAATATATGTATAGAGAGTTTAATTTTGAGGAGTATAAAATGTCTAAACCAGTTTCACCATCCGTGTTAAAGCGTAATATCAAAGCACTTCCACGTGAAAAGCAACGCGAATCAATCGAGCGTGGTCTTCGCGTAATCCCACAAATGTTACTTGAAGAAACAGGTCGTACCGACGGTCATTACAGTCAAAAGGTTGTAAAGCACTTAGAAAAGGTTCTTAAAGTATATCAGGATTGTTGGACAGATTACTTAATTGCAAACCACGTGAACAAGGAGGCAGTATAATGTGGATGGAAAATACTTGTAAAGATCTAGAACCTTGGATTGATGCTTTGAACGAACGTGTTCCTATGCAAGGTAAATGTAAAGGTTTCAGTGGTAAAAACAAATCACTTGATCGTTTCCGTCGTGCACAAAATGTTGTTCATGATATTTTCAACAACGGTTTGATGAACCGATATCGTGAGATCAGTATTCTTAAAGTTCGTGCACGTGATTTACCTATTCATGCAAGTAACACAGATAAATGGGATATTGTTGAAAGACGTATCGCACCTGCGTTTCGTATTATTGTAGAGAATGCAGTATTTGAACAGTTTGGTCGTGACGAATATATGCGTATGATGCACAATAGATCAAGTCATATTATCAACAAAGCAATTGAAGAAGGAAGGATTTCTGCATGATTTATTTAGATATGGATGGAGTCATCGCTGATTTCTTTTCTGAAGTTGCTCATAGATTTGACGCAGAACATTGGAAAAGCATTCAAGAGAAAGAAGTTAAATTTGCTCAATTAGCAAATACTAATTTTTTCGATACTATCCCTTGTTTCTTTGATGATGAGGGTAACAATGTCTCTGCTCAAATCGTCGACCTAGTCAAACAAGTTGCATGGTCAGAAGAAATGAAGTGGGGTATTTGTTCTTCACCTATGCGTGGTGACGAGCATAACTCTGCTTGGCATAAAAGAAACTGGTTGATTCGTATGGGATTTATGCCAGAAGTTGAAGATTGTATATTTACATCGAACAAACATAAGTATGCATTTTCATTAATGGATGGTCTACCGAATATCCTTATTGATGATAAACCTGAAAACATTATGCGTTTCAGAAATGCTGGTGGTGTCGGTATTCGTTTTCAAACTGACGAAGACGATATCGAATATCTTGAATATCAATTATATGAAGCGATGAAAGAAAGAGTTGAATGGAAAGACTAAATCATATGGAAATAATGAATCTAAGGACTGAGTTCGAAGAACTGTCCTCAGGTTTTTCTAAATCTATCGGCAAGGGTTCTAGTATAAATACTTTAGAATGGTTCGCAAAACATGGATTTAAATCCAATCGTATGCGCAATGGTTATGATCGTGCAATGGAAATTGCTAGTATAATTCTAAAGGAGAATGAATATGGCCGCGCAGAAGAAACTGGAAGCGGGATCACAATATGACCACTTTGATAAAGATGGCGATGGTATCGTCAGTGATGAGGAGTTCGCATTAGAACGTGAGATGATGAGAGCAGAAAACGAAGATAAAAAAGAAGATCAAATACGTCGTATGGCATGGTTTGCTTTATGGGGATTACTGGTGTATCCAGTTGGTATCGTAGTAACAGATATTCTACCTTTCAGTTTTGAAAGCACGAGTCAATTGCTAGCAGATATTGCACCTACTTACTTTGTTTCTGTATCAGCATTAGTCGGTGCATTCTTTGGCGCACAAGCATATCAAAAGGCAAAAACAAACCCTAAAAAGTAAATTATGAAAAATTTAATCTTTCAGTATTATATTCCATACGAAATGGGTGACAAAGATATAGGTGGTGTAGAAATGCCCGAATGGGCACATGCAGGTAAACGCTCCGCACAAGCATATGCTAAACTGTGCGGAGCGGATTACATTTTAGACCATGATCGATACTTTGAACATATTGACCCTAGACTAGATTCCACAAAATTAATATTTGATGAAAAGTGGGACGAGTATGATAATATCCTATCAATTGATTTAGATATGCTCATCTCTACTAAATGGAACATCTTTGATTATATAATCGGTGATGTTGCTATGGTTCATGAACTTGGTGTACACACTGGTGGTCCAGCAGGTTGGATGCGTAAAGTTATGGATGCTCCGTTATATCAACGAGGCATTATAGCATACGGTAAACATTTGTTCGGTAAAGATTGGATGTTTCCCAAATCAGAAAAATATCCTGAAGAAAGATTTCGCTATCTAAATGGCGGTTTACAGTTATGGTCTCGTGAAGGTAGGCAAAAAGCAAGAAAGCATTTTACATCTATTGATGACTATGTATTGCATACAAGATACACAGAGCAAATGTACATAAATCTTCAATTATCTCAACCGATATTTGATGTTGTTGAACTTGACACATCATGGAACAGGATGCCTTACCAGTGGAATGGTGGACAACCAGACGGTAAGATTAACCATTTTCTTGCAAGAACTAAATTTAATATGCCTAGATTAGAACATACGGAGTTGAGTATATGGGAACCTTCTTAGAAATAGCAGCAGACAGACCAAGAGGTCTTAACTGGACAGTCGTTAATATGTCAGACAGAGCAGGTGTTGATAACCTTGATCTGACTAACCTTCCTACACCTTATTCTGATGAGCAGTTTGATGGAATTTACTCTGAGCATTTTATTGAACATATGCACAAGTATCAGGGGATCAACTTCTTTAAAGAGGCACATCGTATCCTTAAAACTGGTGGGACTATACGAACTGTGTGGCCACCCTATGAGTTTGTTGAGAAACTTGTAAGTGGCGTAGAACTGAATGAGAACGAAAAAAAGTTCGTGGAACACTATCATCAGGTCTATGTAGTAAAACATAAGTTTACTGCGGCAGGAAACGAACATAGAAGTAAACGTGAACAGTGCGCACTTGGTCTATTACATCAGCACGGTGAGCATCTTTATATTTGGAGTGTATCTGAAATGTGTGATATTCTAAAAGATATAGGGTTCAGTTCAGTAAAAACCTGCGAATATCAAAAGAGTAGAGTTCCTGAGTTTAAAGGTATTGAAACGCAGGGAATGATTCGTATGCTTCATTCTGCTGTGATTGAGGCAAGGAAATGAAAATAGTCATGGTCTTTGAGGGTAATCAAAAACATTTTCATTTTTATTGGTTGCCTCTGATGTATAAGCATCAAGAAGTAACATTTTATATTCAAGCACCACATAAATTTATTTACCCAAAAGATGTTAAAAACCTGAAGATCAATGAAGTGCCAAAAGGTAAAGGTCCAACTTTAAATTGCCCCATGAACCTCGTGCCTACATATAGGGTGATGGAAAAATTCTCAAAGTTGAAGTCGGATTGGGTGGGAACTCCTGAAGATATGGGTGAAAGGTTTTATGAGATATGAATATAATATTACAACACTTTGATGGTGATCTCAGACCACTTGATGAAAAGTCAATAGAAAATATAAAAGCATATGCCGATATGGTTGGTGCGGAATACCGATTAATCAGAGGGAAACCTTTCCGAAAGCACCTTACATCACCTTGCCAAAAAGTTTATATGTTGGATAAAGAGTTTGATGAATACGATCAAGTTCTTATGCTTGACATTGATATGTTTGCTCCTATCGGTATGGAAGAAAATATATTTGAACTTGAGGGTGTAGGGTTATATGCTGATGTTCAGAAAATGCTTCATAGAAAAATTGCTGCACAGTATCCAATGATTGCAAACTTGTCTGTGCCATATTGGGGTGGAGCGATCTATAAAATGGATAAAACAATGCGCACGAAACTTAGGACACATCTAGGTAGCAATGAAGGTTGGATGAATAATTATAATAAACTTTATCATTTTGAAGATGAAGGAATTATGCACACTCTTGCTTATCAGCAGGGATTGAAATGTGAAGATAAATATATTTTAGAACAGAAGTGGTGTCAGTGTTCATTTTTACCTAATCCGGAAAATGCTGGATTTATTCATGTCCGTACAAAAATAACACCAACAGGTCCTAAAAGAGAAAAACTAGAAAACTATAATGAATTGGTATCGAAAGGTGTATTATGAAAAACGTAATCTATCAATATTGGCAAGGTAATCTTAAATCTGGCGTTGCTTCCAGCGTGAAGCATATGAAGAGATACACTAAAAGAATCGGTGCCGAACTTGTATTCGATCATAATCGTATCGTTGCTGGTGAACAATGTTCTTGTAAAATATACTATGAACCAGGAAACCCATTACTTCTCGAAGAGTTCGATGACTACGATCATGTTGCTTTGGTTGATATCGATGTATTCCCTGTAGATGGTCTTGAAGAAAATCTATTTGAAGAAGTAAAAGGGAAACATCTTGGGATTTGTACAGAACCGCAACAACCAAGATTCAGAGAAATTTTTAATGTTGCAGGTATCACAAATCAAAATGATATGAGGTGGTGTCAGATACTCAAAGATAAATGGAACATTGACTATTCTTACGATAGTAAAGGTCGACCAAAAGTATTCAACACTGGTGTTACAGTGTTTTCAAAAGAAGGTTTAGCAAAGGCAAAATCTGAGTGGCCATCATTCGAAGAATATATTCAAACAATGAGAGCAACTCGCCTTCCGGTATTCTATACATATTTTCAAGATTATGTATCTGCAATGATGCACTATAAAGATTATGAGTTCACGGAAATTCATAATGGTTGGAATTCATATATGCACAAACTTGGTTCATCGCCGAATGCTACCGTCAATGATACGAGGACAGAAGAAACGAAGTTTGTACACATCATGTTTAGAACAGCCGATGATTGGCCCGAAGATGCACTGCTAAGAATTGCGAATAAACCACAAGAAGAATGGAATCTTCCAGTACCAGAAGGTTGGCCAAATTGAGAATCCTAAAAAACAAATATGGACAATATGCTCTTGCTGATAATATGAACATTTCTAAAGGATGTCAAGTTGTACAGAAACTTGTAGCAGGTAGAGTATGGGAACAGAATACTATCGATTTTATTTCAAAGAATATTAATAACAAATCAATGGTACATGCTGGCGTCTATATAGGTGATATGTTGCCTGCTTTCAGCAGTTTTACTCAAGGAAAGGTTTATGCATTTGAACCAAATCCTGATATGATTGAATCAATAAATGAGACAATAAAGATTAACAACTTAGATAATGTTGTATTCTTCAATAAAGGATTAAGTGATGTAGAAGATACATCTGAATTATTTTATCGATATGAGGATGGTGTATCAATATCCGGAGGAGCGAGAATTGATGCATCACATCAAATGAAAGATCGTTATACGGCAAAACAAAATGAAAAGGTTACAATAGATACTGTTACAATCGATTCTGTTGTTAAAGATGAAGTAAGTATTATACATCTAGACGTTGAGGGATTTGAAACACAAGCACTTAAAGGTGCTATGAAAACCATTCGCGAATATAAACCAATATTAATACTCGAGAATGTAAAAGAAAATAATGAATGGATGTTAGGAAATCTTAAACAACTTGGATATAAAATGGTAAAGAAACTAGATGCTAACACCTGTTGGGAGTGCTGATGTCAATATTAGTAGTGGGTGCAGGTTTTGCTGGTGCTGTTATTGCTTATGAATTAGCAGAAGCAGGGCATAAGGTAAAGGTGATTGAAAAAAGGCATCATATCGCAGGTAATGCATATGACTATACAAATAATTTAGGCATACGAATACACGAATATGGTCCACACATTTTTCACACTAACAATAAAAAAGCATATGATTGGGTCACTCAGTTCGGTGAATGGGTTGACTATAAGCATAAAGTAAAAGCTCAGTTGGATGATGGTCAATATGTTACATTACCTGTAAATCAAGAAACAAAAGAAATTGTAGGCGAAGAAAATATTATAGACACATTCTATAGACCGTACACTAAAAAAATGTGGGGTATGGAACTAGAAGAACTTGATCCTAATATTATGAAAAGAGTTGCTATTCGTGACGATGATAATGAATACTATTTTCCAAATGACGATTATCAATGTATGCCAAAAGATGGATATACAAAAGTCATTGGTGAAATACTTTCACACCCAAATATCACGGTTGAATTGAATACACCGTTTAAAAAATATATGGAAGAAGATTACGACCATGTGTTTAACTCAATGGCGATTGATAGTTACTATGATTATGAATATGGTGAATTACCGTATCGTTCTTTAAAATTTCATAATGTAAATTTACCTATGTCTCGGTTGTTACCTACATCTACAGTTAATTTTACTCATGCAGAAAAATACACCCGAATGACCGAATGGAAAAATTTTCCAAATCATGGTCATAACAAAAAATGGACAACCCTAACATATGAAGAACCATGTGATTATCGCGATAACGATTATGAAAGATATTATCCAGTAAAAGATATAAACGGTGACAACCAAAAAATTTATAAAAAATATAAAGAAAAAGTAAAACCTAACATGACATTCATTGGTCGTTGCGGTATGTATGTCTACATTGATATGCACCAAGCTATTAGTTCATCACTTGCTACAGCACATAAATTTATAGAGGAAAATAAGGTATG